ACGCTCGTGTAGAGGCTCTGATGGCCGAATTTAAGGATGCCGTATCGCGGAGCAGTTATTACGATGCGTTGGTGTTTTTGGCGAAGAAGATTGACACGCAGGCCGACTTGACCAAACAGTATTACGACAAGTTGGGCTTTGATGTAAACTCGGCTTCGGAGGTCGGTTACGAGGAGCAGATGCGGTCTATGTTTGACGATTTGACCAACCTTGAGACGAATCTATACGCTTATATACGAAACTTTGTCCTTGCGTCCATTGCTTCGGGTTCGGCCCGGTCGCTTTTGGAGGGAGGGATTACCGACATAATGGTGGGCGGTGGCCCTGACAAAAAGGGGCGTTTGTTCAATATGGCGGTCTTGACTGCTGACACGATGTTTGCGGTGATTGACCGTTCTTTCACCTACGCTCTGGGCAAGGCTTTGGGCATTAAGAAGTTCAAGTATTCCGGGGGATTGGTGAACGATTCGCGCCCTTTCTGCGTTGCGAGGGATGGCAAGGTTTTTGATGAGGGGATAATTCGTTCGTGGGGAAGGTTGGGCGATTGGAAGGGTAAGATTCCCGGCACGGACGAGGCCACTATTTTCATTTATTTAGGCGGTTATAGATGCAGACATTGGCTTGTTCCACAGGTTTGAATACCCATTTTTGTTTATATTTGCACCATAAACCCATTCATTTACTATGGACATAAATCCAAACCAAGTCAAGGTTCGTTGCATAAAGGCCAACGGACAAGTCGTGATGCTGAGCAAGGCAACGGCAAGGGACACCGCGTTCCTCAAAAAGTACGGCATCCGCATTGAGGATGAAGCCTACTTGAATCCCCAAAGCCAAACCTTTGAGCCAATCCAAGAAGCCCCTAAGCGCAGGCAGATGATTCGCGCAGAAGAACCCGAAATGGTTGTTTCGCAGTCTGCTGAAGAAATGATGGAGCAAACCCCCGAAGTCAACGAGGAGGGAGAGGTTGAAGAATCGCTCCCCCAAGAAGTACCAACCGAAGAAGCACCAACCACTAAAACCCGTAGAAAATGAGCGTAGATTCCAAAGAGATGGCTAAATGGCTGTTTGACCAAGAGAAAGAGTTTGCATCCCTTGACGAGTTCAAGGAAGAACTTGCGAAGAAGTATGTGTCCCGTGAGGTTGCCGTTGATGATGAGGACATCCGCAATCGCGTTACCGGGAAGACCCTCGGAAGCCTTGAGACCAAGTTCAAGAGGTCTTTCAATTTGACCGAGGACGATGTGAAGGGCAAGAAACTCTCCGACCTGTTTGAGGTAGCGCAGCAGCGTATGACCGCCCAAATGGAGGAGTTGAAGGAGCAGGCCAAGAACACCGGGAAGGACGATGAGGCTTACAAGGCCCAGCTTGCTGAGTTGAAGAGGCAGAAGGGTGAGTACGAAACCTTGGCCGGTGAGTTGACGCAGAAGTTGGAGCAGAAGGAGGTTGAGTCGCAGAAGGCCATTGACAACTACATCGTTAACCAAGAAGTGATGAAGATTAAGTCATCCCTTGCGTGGAGCGATTCGGTCAATCAGTTCGCAAGGAAGGGCTTTGACTTAGAATTGAACGAGCGTTATATCTTTGCGTTATCGGATGGGAAGTTGGTGGTGACGGATAAGAACGGAAGCCAAATCAAGAACGAGAAAGGCACGGGCTATTTGACACCTGAAGAGTTGGTTCGCACCGAGGCTGACAAGGCTCAAATGCTCAAAAAGGCAGGAGAAGCCGGGAAGCAAGGCAAAGAGCCGATTCGGACTTCAACCTCCGACAAAGAAGGCACTCGTGGAGAGCGGTTCTTGCACCCAAGGGCCGTGAAGCATAGAGAAGAATTAAACGCACGATGATGTGTCGGGGGGACAATAAGCCCCATAGTGCCTGGCTTGGCAAGAAATAGCCGACAAATCCTTTTTTCATTCCAAAAAAATGTCATACGCTTTTTCATCCTTCGTATCGTGTCCGAACATTCAGGAGCGGTTGGACGCAGGCTACTTCAATGCCGATCCAACGATGTTCCCCGGCCACATCAATACCCTTCGTGCGGTCACAAGCCCTATGAACGAATCGGGTATTCTTCAGAACCAAATTGACACCAAGAACGGTCATTACCGCCAGGTGGAAGTTGTGTATCAGCCCCGAATGACTGATTCCAACACCTCTACCTCTGCGGCCTTGAACTGTGCTGCGGGGCCAGAGTTTGGTGAAACCTCACGGGTTTACAACATTGACCCAAACACCGGTGCTTCTCGCAGGTGGTCTATCGGCTTGGACGATTTGGCCCCTCGTTGTGAAAATGACGAGACCTACATCGCCCGGCAGTTGGCTATGCATATGCAAGCCATTAAGCGGTACATCAACCAAGAGGCGGTTACGTTCATTGCCACCAACAATGGCTTGTTCTCTTCCGACCCAGGTTCTACCGTTAACGTGGCTCGCACCTTGTTGACCACCAAGACCAAAAACACCTCCACAGGCGTTTTCTTGGATGACTTCTTGTCCGATGTGGTTTACCAATACCAACTCGCTGAGGCTTGGGATCGCCCCATCATCCTCGGTGGTGAACTCGTGCAGAAGTATATGACTGCGTTGAAGTCTCATTGCTGCGCAACGGTCAATGTTGACCTACAGCAAATGATGAACTCGGACGCTCAGTCCTACTTCTTCTTTGAGCCTCGCCTTGGTACTGCCCAAGGCAATCCCAACGGATTCTCGTTCCTCGCTCCAGGCGGTGTGCAGATGATTCGTTACAATGCCTTCCGTGGTGCTACCGGCATCCGTGTCATTGACGATGAGTCCATCAAAAAGGGTACGATTTCTGACCCTGAAACCGGGCTTGAGTTTGACTACTATGCTCAGTTGGATTGTAACCAATGGAAGTTCTTTATGGGACTCTCCTACAAGTTCGTTACATTGCCTTCTGATGTGTTCTTCTTGAACGACCAGCTTCGCGGTGTCAACTACGTCTTTGAAGGCGTGGTGAGCAACTAATCTCTGATTGGGTTTAGTTTGGGAAGGGGGTGCGAAAGCATCCCCTTTTCTTTTTGTACCTTGTGCCATTGATTTTTAGTAACTTTGCCTTATGAGTTGTTGGAATAATGTCATCGGCATACGCGGTCTTTGCGACCCAGGTACGGAGCCTATCAGCGGCCTCTACATCAATGATTTGACCGGCATTAGCCTTGCCGACCTTGATTCGGGGGTTAATGAGGAGGACAAGACCGCCTACACCTTGATTCAGCGCAAGATTGACCAAGCGGCCAATATGCTGAAGGCCGAGTCTTTGGCCTACTTGCAGAGCCGTTGGAATTACACCACATCGGCTTTCAATGGCGATTTGGGCTTCTATTCGGAGTCCGTTCAGCCTCTCCCTGCCGCAGCGGTTTGGAGGGGCATTGGGATGCGTTATCGGCAGGTGGATTACATCTCCGTGACCATCTCTTCCATCAGCCTTCTGCTTCCTGCTACGGGCGTTGTCCCGGTTCGTGTGGTTGACTTGAGGACGGGTGCGACCTTGGACACTTTCAGCGTGAATGCGGTTGCCAATTCGGTGGCTCGTTTGGTGGTGAACAAGACCTACCAATCCAACGGTCAGATGTTGAATTTGGCCGTGCTTTACAATGCCACATCGGTGGCCTCCTTCCAAACGGGTCTTTATCCGACCTATGGATGCGGTGGATGCGGTCGGGGCTATGGATGGACTGAGAATATGCTTGAGAGGGCCATTGAGATACCAACGAGTGCGCCTTTGTTGGATAGCAATATCAGCGGTGGGGCGTTCACGGGCGGTCTGAGTGTTCAGTACAATGTCGCTTGCAGTTTTGAGTCTTTGCTCTGCGCTCACATTTCACAACTCGGCTATCCATTGCTTTACAAGACCGGGATGCTATTGTTGAAGGAGATGGAGTTCTCCAAGAGGCTGAATGGGGTGATTGTGTTCAACCGGGATATGAATCAAGAGTTGGGCAATTACTATCAGGCTCAATACGACCAATATATGCAACGCTACTTTGAGCAAGCGTCCTTGCCGGAGAATGGTTGCTTTTCTTGTAGGCAACGGGTTCGGCAAGCCTCCTTCATACCGTGACACTTGATGAATATATCACGAAGATTCAAGGGCAGAGTTCTTCTCTGAAGAGCAATTTGGTCGCTGCCTTGGACGAGTCTGCGCCTGCAACCCATAGCGACCAGGTACTGCCCCGCATCTTTGAGAAAGGCTTGAAGCCCGATTTGGGCAAGATTGGCAATTACGCAAGCGACAAGTACAAGGAGAAGAGGCGCAAGAAGGGTTTGCAGGTTGCGTTCATTGATATGAAATTCAGCGGTGATTTGAAGAGCGAGTTCAGCAAGCCCACTCGTAGAGTTACCGGGAAGACACCATCCGTCTCCTTCAATGTCTTGACTGCTGAAAATAAGGAGAAAGTCGTTGAGAACGAGACTCGTAGGGGGACTATCTTTGGGCTGTCTGCCCCCGAAAAGCAGTATTTCGTTGATTTATTGACCCGAACCTTTTTCGCTAAAGTATTCAAATGATAGTTACCCAAGTCATTGATGAGATATTCGCCCGGCTGAACGCCTACAAACTCGTTCGGCATACGGGCTTTGCGGAGTTGTTGCCCGATAGGGATGGCAAGATCATCCCTGCGGTTTACTGCTCCAACGGAAACTACAAGCACGTTGTGGACGATTACGATTGGAACGAGGGCATTGCCTTCATTCGCTACAATGGCCGGGAGCGAGCCGAGGTCACGGAGGAGAACAACTTTATTGGATGCCAAGACCTGCTGAGAATCGTTTATCCCTTGCGCCTTGTGATTATCGGTCGCAGGAAGGGCAAGAGACCCTACGAGGTGAGTTCGCTCGTCCAGAGCAAGATTACGGGCCTCTACGAGTCTTTGGCGCAGACTGTCGGTGCGGTGAGTGTTGATGTGTTGGGTGTGAGT